AAGATGACACGTAAAATACATCCTGGTTCAACAAAGATCTCTGTAATATTCATCGTGTGAAATCAGAAATAACACGTTAAAATAAAATTAGTAAAAGAGGTAAAATTAGAAAAATAAGCACTATGGCTATAAAAGATAAATCCTCTACCATATGATTATCATTTAGTTTTTTCAATATAAACATCTCCCTTGAAAAATAAAATTAATATTGTTAGACTAATAATAGTTCACCTATTAATAGTGATCTAAATAGATATTTGTATTTGTACGCCGCTCCTTTCCCTAATTAGGAGCGGTGTTTTTATCATTTCCTTAACATAATAGAATTTGTTATAATAAGTTTAGAAGTTGAAAACACTTCTGCGAGGACTTTATACCTTTTTCAAATATTTTTTCCGCCGTCTGATTTTTTATATGTTATCAGGTGGCGGTTTTTGCTTTCCGAAATTGATTTAATTAATCTTCCTAACCTCAAAAACCCTCAACCTCCAATATGAAATTAAACCTGTTCATTCCTGTATTCTTCTTCAACGTATTTTTTAACTAGATATTCTAGTATTAACGGAGTCATAAGTGGATTCTCTTCAAACTCTTGACGCAGTTCTTTAATCTTTTTAATTAGTTTTTCTTCTGGATTTAGCAAGATTTGATACCTCCTAAATTTTTATAAAATTACTTTACCTACTAATTTAAGGGTTTGTGAGGTTGTAATTATTCATATCTTTCGGGTTCCAAGCCCATTTCTCTTAACGCTGCATCACTATTCTCTTGAGCTCTTTGGGCTTCTTCAGGGGTATAAAAGTGTTTGTATTCTTTTTCGTAAATAGGGTCTGTTTCGCCAGGTATATAATATTCGTTAACAGTATTATTTGTGGTAACATGTGTTTGGCCATTATACGTTTCAACTACTGTATTAGGATCATTGTAATTAATATTCGATTGGCCTTCAGTGTTAGAATTTGTTTTGTTTTCTGACCCGCCATTGTTTGTATTCGTATTTGATAATTGGTTCTCTTCAACCGTATTAGATGACCGTTTTTCCTCAGTTGACTTTTCTTCTTTATTTTCTTTTTTATTCTCAACAGTCGATTTGCTAGGCTTCTTCTCGCTAGCTTTTTCAGTTTCGTCTTGGTTACCACATGCACTTAAAACTAAAGTACTTGCGAATAATACCGATAAAATTTTCTTCATATTTTAATCCCCTTAATTAATATTTTTAATTTCAAAAACCCTCAACGGTTCAAACGTGATAGAATAATTGCCGTAGTGAGTTTTAATAACCATATTCTGTTCTCATTATGTGATTATATTCTGCCAACTGTTCTCCCAACATTTCTTCAAGAAATGACATATAAGTTTCCATGTGCCTATGTTCAAACATTGAAATATGATCTTCTAATCCACTGTTCATGTGTTCATCAAAGATATCTAATGCTACTTTCGCTGCTTGATAACTAATTTCGAATAGGTTTGCCACATCATATTCATTTAATACATCACGATATTTATACCGTACATTAAGTGGAAATAATAAGCATGATGCAAATGAGTTAGCTTCGTATTCTTCTAAATGAGTACGTTGCGCATCTTGAAATATAGGTGTTTTCTTGTAGCTCATACCATCATGTTCCATAATGTAGTGTCCATATTCATGGGCTAATGTAAATCGTAATCTTCTACTATAAACATTTTCATTGTAGATGATTGCAAACTTATTTCCTTTTTTAATATGAAAAGCCTCATCAGAACCACCATAGGATTGTAGCTCGTTTAAAGAATAACCTGTCATATCGCAAAACTCTTTGAATGTAAATAATTCCACATTACTATCATTTTCAATTATATCTTTAATAGGTAAAGGGAATTCATCAATATAGTTAGTCTCTATTAAAGCATTAACAGCACGTGCTGCTTTTAAAAACGAATTTTGATATACAAAATGCAAAATAAAATCCCCTTTATTTGTCTTTAGTGTATTCATCCCAATTATCAAAGAAAGTTTCAAACATTTTTAATGCTTTTTCTCTATCTTCTTTACTCATATTTTTCACACCACGATGCATGATACGAATTTCTTCATCTTCTTGCTCTCCAGCATATTCATCTTTTTCTCTACCTAATAAGTAGTCAACAGATACGTCGAAGTAGTCGGCAATTTTTTGAACTTTATCGACTCCAGGTTTTGCTGTTTGCCATCTCCTAATTTGACCATTAGAAAACCCTAAAATCCTTTCAAGTTCGGCAAAAGTTATCCCTTCAGAATTGCACAAATTTCTTATTCTTTGTACTAAATTCATAAAAATTCTCCTATCACAGTTAACTTATTTGTTATTTCTGTTTAACAAATAGCAAATAAGTTATTATACTGTATTTAAGCTTTAAATTTAGCCGTAAAACAAATAACAAATTTCGTTGGGGAACGAGATATAGAGACTGAATTAACAGCGCCTATATTTAGTGTTATAGGTTTGTTTAGCTATGCTTAAATATTAGCACAAAAGTTATTTTTATTCAAGGGTTAATTTATTAGCTTAGATAAAAAGTTATTGGAGGTGTGAATATGGCAACAACAGAATTCGGCATGAAGGTGAGAATGGAATTACTTAAACGTAACATCACGAATAAACAACTAGCAGACGCGTTAGGTATTTCAAGTGCTTACATATCTGACATATTGCGCGGGCGTAGAGATGCATTTGAACAAAAGAAACGTATTGCAAAAATCTTAGAAATTAAAGAAGAGGTGAAAAGTTAATGAATGAAATTCAAGAATTATTTAACTTTAAACGTAACGAAGATGGAACAGTTGCAGTAAGTGGGCGTGAATTACACAAGGGTTTACAAATTGAAACTCAATATTCTATTTGGGTTAAAAGAATGATTGGATACGGATTCGAAGAAAATATTGATTACATCGAAGTTAATCAAAAAAGATTAACATCACATGGACGAGAGCATAACCAACTCGACCACATCATGACACTCGATATGGCGAAAGAAATTTCAATGATACAACGTAGTGAAATAGGAAGGAAAATCAGAGGTTACTTCATCAAAGTAGAAAGACAACATAATCAATTAGCAAGCGCTTACGGAATTACTTCATTAGATGATATGAACCAACTTATTGAACAGTTAGTAAGTGACAAACTAGATTACTTAATTTCTACAGGACACGTAAACAATAAGAAATTAGATGAATTGAACAATAAATTCGAGGGTGAATATGTGACACCACAAGATATTGATGCAATAAAATTTGCTATAAAGTCTAAAGCTGAACAAATACTAGGTAAAGCTGGTATTCAAGTAACAATCGATGAATTCTTAGTTGGAGATGTGTACGAACAGGCTTTAGCAAATAAGAAAGCGAAAGAAGAGTACAGACACCAATTAGGAAAAGTTAAATCGAAATTGCTTGTTAAAACTAAAAAGCACTTAGGCATGAAAGGCAACGCACCTAATAACCACATCAAACGAAAAGATGTAGATTTGGCAATTCAATTTATTAAAGATGTTAGACCATCGGCAATTGAAATATAGGAGGAGTATAAATGACACTAGAACAAAAAGAAAAGTTAAACGATATTGTATTAACACTTCATGCAGTTAAAGAGGACAAAAGCCTAACATATACACACAAAGATACTCTTGCCGTGACGTATGCAGGAGAGATTGAACACACTTACGAAGTCGATAGAGAGCAACACCTTGAATCTATGATCGAGTGGGCTATTGACCAAATCGAACAACACTTTAATTTAGACGAAGAAGAATAACCCACAATCGAACAACCAAATTAAGGAGGACAAACAATGCAAGAGGAAAACAAAAAAGTCATCTATTACTACTATGATGAAGCAGGTAATAGACGACCGTTAGACCTACAAGTAAATGAAGGTTATGACTTAATGACTCAAGAAATATTCATCGATAACACCTTAAAAAACCATCCATATTTAAAAAGTAACTTTTACGCTTTAGTTGATGGTACCGAGTTTAAGATAGATTGAATTTTTGAGAAAGATACTGAAAAGCCAATTTGCTCATAAGAGTTAATGACATACTAGAGGTTTTGCTAGCAACATTTTTAACTTCGGACCAAGTTTTATTATCTCTAATATTATCCAAAAACTCATGGCCCGCCCAAGTAATATCATTTATTAAATAACCTATAACATGTCCTGATTCCCAACTCAAAGAGACATTAACATAATTAGCTTCTTTTAATTTCAACAAAGAATACATTACCGTTTCAAAATCATATTTTCCAAATACAATATTATCTTTGAAATTATATTCGGTGAGTGGTTCGCCCAGTTTTTTATTAGATTCAATTTCTAACAAAAGATGTCTAACACAATCATAATCTAATTTCATACTTATCACCTCCTTAACAGGAGTATAGCAGAAAATTCATGAACAAAACCCAGAATCGAACAACCAACATAAAGGAGGACATTATGAACGAAGAACATAAAAAGGAATTAATGTCGATAATAAATGACAAAAATTATCACTTAACAAAAGCAAAATTATTATTTCTCGCTTTAAGAAGAGGGAACGCAGATTACAATCGTTCAGTCGGCTATTTAATTAAGGCTTTAAATGAAAATAACCGACCGAAAGAAGATTTTAAGACACAATCGATATTACCAACGCTGTTATCGATACTAGCAACGATAATGTCGATAGTAGCAGTGGTATTGAAAATTTTAAATTAAAGTTTTCGAAGAATTCTCTACCTTCATCAGAGATATAGACGTAATCGGCATGAATAGGAAAATAGCCCTCAAAATCCACAATTTTTTGATAGATGTAATTTTTGTTTAATAAACGATCAATAGCTTTATTATCCTTGTGTTTTAACCGGCCTTTAAGGTAAAGCGAAAACAAGTAGCAGTACATTTTTAAACTCACACTTTCCACCTCCTTTCATAAGGAGATAAGAAAAGTATAGCACAACTAAATATATTCAACGCCCACATTGAGCAGATGTGAGCGAGAGCTGGCGATGATATGAGCGGCGCTAAAAATACATTCAATAGTCATTGCGATGACCGTCTGTTGAATGTGGGTGTTGAATAAGTAAAGGAGGAACACAAAATGGAATTCATCGGCTTTGCAGATGCAAAGGAATTTATCAAGGTTTCGGGGATTTCTCGAAATGATCTCGAGAAACACGTTTATAGCAACAAAGAATTTCAACAAGAATGCATGTACCGCTTTGGGAAAGGCAACAAACGATACATCGAAGTGAAACCTGCATTGAGATTCATTAGAGAGAATATTTTAAAAAAGGAGACGGATTTATGGTAGACAAAATGATTGCTTTAATCCTAGCAATGGTGACCACATTCGTCATTACTACTGTATTCGCATTCGAAGCATACTTCACAACAACAGTTTTTGTATCAATAAGTAGTGTAGTTACTAGTTACTACGTAGCTAAATATGTTATCAACACATTAAAAAAGACTGAATGCTAGTAGCAGCTAGCAAACAGTCGGGAGTCGGAGTTTTTACACCATATTCCGATTCCATTCTACCAAAAATGGAGGAAAACGCAAATGTATTACGAAATTGGACAAGAATTTTCTAAAACAATCACGATAGATGGATTTAAATTTTACATGTACGTGGCCAAGACAGAATTCGGCGTAGACGTAACAATTCAAGATCGTGACGATAATACTGTAAGTGAAATCACAATCTATGATGTATCTGGTATGGAAAGTGCCATTGATATTTTAATGTATGAAACACGTGTATGGATTGCTGAAAATATTGATAGCTATGACCGCATAATGAGTAGACTGTTGGGAGGGTTTCAATGAGTAAAGTAGTTACTTACTTCTATAAACACAAAGATTTAGACATTTATGTAACGAACCGTCCAACAGAAGCTAACCCTAACATCAAGTACTCAACAGATAAACGTGATGCACGTAAATTCGATGGAATGGAAAATGTGCTAATCGATACAGCAACACATGATGTTTATAAACACACACACACTGAAACTGATGAAATTGAAAGGGTGGAATTATGAACAAATCTGAATCAGTTGTTGAAATTAACAAAGCTATGGTTGCTTTTCGAAAAGAAGTTAAACAGCCACTCAAAGATAAAAATAATCCTTTCTTCAAATCAAAATATGTACCTCTTGAGAACGTTGTAGAAGCTATTGACGAGGCTGCAACACCTCATGGCTTGTCTTATACACAATGGGCATTAAACGACGGTGAGGGGCGTGTAGGAGTCGCTACAATGCTCATGCATGAAAGTGGCGAATACATTGAATACGACCCCGTTTTTATGAATGCAGAAAAGAATACGCCACAAGGTGCAGGGTCATTAATTAGTTACCTTAAACGTTACTCATTATCTGCAATATTCGGCATCACAAGTGATCAAGATGATGACGGTAATGCAGCAAGTGGAAAGCAAAGTAAATCAGAGCCTAAAGCAAGTAGTAAGACTGTAGGTTCATTAAAGCAAGAAGTGCTTAACTTTGTAGAACTAATGAAGTCACTAAATAAAGATGTAACACAACAACAAGCAGAAAAGACATTTGGCATTCAAAACTACACTGCTATGACTGAACGACAAGCAGTAAACACAATAAACAAAATTCAAACTATGGCGAAAAAATATAAGGAGAATGAATAATGGCAAATTCAGTAATCTTAACAGGACGTATTACTAAAGACTTAGAACTTAAATCAGCAGGACAAACGCAAGTAACTAACTTCTCAATGGCAGTAGATAATCCGTTCAAAAGAGATGATGCATCATTTTTTGACATCGTGGCTTTTGGCAAGACGGCAGAGTTACTTAACAACTACTGCGGCAAAGGAAGCAAGATTTTAATTGAAGGTAATCTGAAACAAGATAGATTTCAAGACAAAGAAGGTAACAACCGTTCTGTAGTGCGTGTCATTGCTAACCGAGTTGAGTTTTTAGATAGTAAAGGGCAGTCAAATAACCAACCCAAACAACAACAAGGACAAGTGCAGGATAATCCATTTGAAAATAGTGATGACGAGTTTTCAGACCTGCCGTTCTGATTGGACGTGGTTATATGCCTTTAATTACAAACTACATCACTCAAGATGACGGCACAACAACTGTCGTCATCTCGGGTGTTGAATTGGGTGATAAGGAAACACTGTTACTTGATAACGGATTTGATGTAGAAGTTGATGTCAACGTCGTAGATCCGTTTCAAATCACCGGCAAACAACGCCGTAAGATATTCGCTTTAGTCAAAGATATAGAAGAACATACGGGCCAACCTATGGATTATATGAGGCATATGTTTATCGAATGTACAAGAACATATCATGGATATGACAACCCCATATCACTTAGTAATTGCACTCGAACACAAGCTTCACAAATCATCGACATCACATTGGATTGGGTGTTTGAGAACGGAATACCCCTCAGCTACAAAACAAGTGAATTATTAAAAGGGGATAAATCAAAACTCTACTGGTCAACAGTAAATAGAAACTGCGTTATATGTGGAAAACCTTATTCAGATTTAGCACATAGGTATGCAGTAGGACGTGGGCGTGACAGAACTAAGATAAATCATTACGGCAATCAAGTATTAGCGTTATGCCGTGAACATCACACAGAGCAGCACAAAATAGGAATGGATAGTTTTAACGATAAATATCACCTACACGACAGCTGGGTCGATGTGGATGAGCGACTTAATAAAATGTTGAAAGGAGAAAAGCCGTGAGTAAACTACTAATCGATGATTATCCGATACAAGTGTTACCTAAATTAGCTGAAGAAATAGGGCTAAATGAAGCGATAATCTTACAACAAATCCATTATTGGTTGAATAGCAGTAAGCATAATTACGATGGTAAGAAGTGGATATACAATTCTTACCCTAAATGGATAGAACAATTTCCGTTTTGGAGAGAAAGTACAATCAAACGAACTATCACAAGTTTAGAAAAACAAAATTTAGTACATGTAGGAAATTACAATAAGGCGGGGTTTGACAGAACTAAATGGTATTCAATAAATTATACAACGCTTAATAAATTGATGACCCGACCATCAGGTCAAAATGACCCGACGATGAGGTCAAATTGGCACGATGGAATAGGTCAAAATGACCCGACCAATACCATAGACTACACAGAGACTTCTTCAGAGACTAACAATAATAGCGCAACTGACGTTACGCAAGAGAGATTTGATGAATGGTGGAACTTATACAATAAAAAGATAGATAAGAAAAAAGCCTACAGCTTGTTTAAATCCACACTGAAAAAATATGACTTTGAAACTGTAATGAATGGTACACGTGAATATTTAAAAACAATTACAGACAAACAATATCAAAAGTACCCTAAAACATTTTTGGGGCAAGAAAGTTTCCTAAATAACTATGAAGATGAAATAAAACACACTAATAAAAGTAGTGGAGGCAATGTCCTTGATGAGCTTTTAAGGGAGGTATAAAAATGCCGATGACCAAACAAGAGGCGGTTACCATCCTAAAGATGATTGATGATGTATATATAATGGGATTCAGCAATAACAAAGCGAAAGCTGTAACTTGGATAAATATGTTGATAGATAAAGGGGATTACGAACCGACATTAAGAAAAACAAAATCTTACATCCAAAACAACAAATATAAACCTACAGTTGCTGATCTGATTGCATATAAACCTAAAGTATTTAATTATACGAAAATACCCGAAGAAGAAACAAAGGAATACCTTTTAAAAAACGATCCTGAATATCAAAAAGGTTTAGAAGAAGCGAGGGAACGTTGGCGTCGCATGAGGGAGGAGTTAGGCTTTGACACGGATAGATAGACTTGAGACTGAAAAAAGTCTAGTCTCCAACCTAATGCGTGATCCTCAACTGATAAGCAAACTGAAGTTGACGCCTGAAATGTTTGAGAACCAGTATACACGAAAGTTTATTGAGTATGTGCTAGATGTTGGCAAGGTTGACGTCAACGAAATTTATTACAAGTGTCGAAATGATAAAAACTTCATACCTACTAAAGTTTTATCTGAAATCTACAACTTTGACATTGCCGAAGTCTCATACTTCATGAATGATCAACTCAATTTATTAAATGAGTACGTTATAAACGAATCTGTTAACAAAGTGAATGAGTACTTACAACAACCAGATGAGCAAAATTTAAAAGTATTAACAGACGAGATAAACGCACTGCAAGAATTGAGTATCGAAAAAGCTAACCCTACCGATACGTTTTTAGAAGAAATTATGACGAATGTGTTGAGTGATAAACCTAGAGAGTTTATCAAGACGAAGTACAACAGTATTGACAACAAAATACTAGGGTTTGAGAAGTCACAACTCAATATATTAGCGGGTAGACCTTCAACTGGTAAAACGGCATTCGCTTTAAATATCATGTGGCGTATCGCACAACAAGGTTATCCGACTTCTTTCTTCAGTTTAGAAACTGGAGGGACGAACATAGGAGAACGCTTAATATCGATGATCACAAATATTCCATTAACTAAAATTAAGCAATCGGAAGGATTGTCTTTAGATGAAACAAATCAAATCATGGACGCTATTAATCAAATTAAACAACTATCCCACTTATCTATTCATGACGGTGCAGTCATCACGCCGAGGGATATTCGTGAGCAGGCAATGCAAGAGAGTGATAAACCACACGTTATATTCATTGACTACTTAACACTTATGAAATCTGATGTCCCGATGAAAGAAAGACGGTTAGAAGTTGAAAAGATTAGCCGTGATCTAAAAATAATCGCTAAAGAAACAGGGTGCGTCATTATTGCACTTGCTCAACTAAGCCGTGGGGTTGAATCTCGACAAGATAAACGTCCAATGATGAGCGATTTAAGAGAAACTGGCGGAATTGAGCAAGATGCACACTTCATCTTTATGCTTTATCGAGATGATTATTACGATAAAGATCTTGTAGATAACGAGACTGGAAAATCAGACATAGAAGTGAACGTTGTAAAAAATAAAGATGGCGAAACAGGTGTGATTCAAATGGAATTCTACAAAAAGAGTCAGAGGTTTTACTGATGACAATTGGAGAGATGCAAGACTTTTTAGGAGACCTCTACAGAGACACATATAAAGGCGATACGCTCATTCAAATCAATTTGGTACAAATGGGTTGGGCAATAGAAAGATTGCTTGATAGAGGGCAAATTACGCTGTTTGACGACTACGACAAAGTAAGTCACATCGTTTTTGATGAAATTAATTTTACGCAAAGGAGCAGACATGACAGAAGCTGAAATCCAGAAGCAAATAATTGAATCTTTAAATAATTCTGAATGTCAGGTATGGAGAGCTAACGCTGGAATGGTACGCGTAGGTAAGAGGACGTTGAAACTCTTACCGAAAGGCTTTCCTGACATATTCGGAGTAAGGCTGAAAGACGGTAAGTTTATAGCGATTGAGATTAAAAAGCCTACTGGCAAATTATCAAGTGAACAAATTGAATTTCAAGAGTGGGCCATGAAACACAAAATTGTATATGGCGTCGCATATTCAGTAGAAGACGCACTAAAAATCATAGAGGGGGATTAATATGCATACATTAGCATTACATCGTAACGGAGAGAAACCGACAATAACGTCTCATGATGAATTTGAGAAATCGAAAATGGAGCAAGCCTATCAAAGATATAAAACGAAAAGAAAAGAGAAACCATGGTTAACTACAGTACCACAATCGGTTAAGCCTAGCAGGGCGTACTATGATTTGTGCGACTTTGTAGGTGTGCCTAGAGAGATGCCGAAAATGAAAGTGCGAAAGATATTAGAACCTTTACTTAAATTGCCAGAGATACCTAATGACCGTTCGGCAGTACATGAATATAAAGGGCAAAAAATAACAACGCTTCAACTTGCAGCATTAACAAATACTAGTAAAACCACTATTCGCAAGAGATTAAACAGAGGTTGGTCTATAGAGAAGATTTTAAAAATTGGCGGGGTGATCTAAATGAAACTAAAAATTCGTGATTTAAACATTGACGATAAGGTTTCATTCTATGTGGACGAACAACGCTATGAAGGTGTTGTTACAGAATTAATATATAACTTCAAAGGTAAAGAAATGGCACAGGTAGAGCTAGACAACGCTTGGTATTACAACATTACTGATGGCCATGATTGGGAGGCTATTTATGACTAATAAAGATGTGGTTAATCAACCACCACACTACACATACGGCAACATTGAAGTTATCGATTTTATTGAGCAGGTCACTAAAGACTATCCTGCAGTAATGGCGTTTGCGATTGGCAATGCAATTAAATATATCAGTAGAGCGCAATATAAGAACGGTAAAGAAGATTTAGAAAAGGCACGATGGTATTTAGAACGTGCTTACGAGAATTGGAGTGATAAGTGATGGGTGTACCAATGTATGAATATGTGGTTTACAAAGGGGACGAAGTGATTTGCGCTGGCACTAAGGATGAAGTGGTGAAGAAACTAGGTATAAACAAAAATAACCTTGATTCCATTGCTAATAATAGAACTGAAAAACGCGAAGCAGACGCTTACGAAAGAAACGGCTACAGTAAGCGAATGGTGGCTGTAAAAGTGAGTATTGCTGAATTACAAAAAGAATTGGGGCTGGTGTGATGCACACATTCCACTTATACAATGCAGCCGAAGAAAAAGTAATGATTGTACAGGAAACTTTCGGCGGCTACATCATGGTTGGTTTACCGAAGTCGCACTATAGCCATATCGACGGTTATTATGCTACAGATGAATTTAACTACTTTAAATCAGTGCATAACCTAATGTACGCAGAGGAGTTAGGCAGTCAGATTAGTATATTTGATATTTAATAAGAAAAATAGCCCCGTAAATCGGGACTACAATTCTTTCGTAATTAAAACTTTTACACCGCAATACAAATTATAGACATATGTTAAGAATGCCATAACTAAAAGTATTATTCCTAAAGTAAAGTACAAAGGTATGTTAGATGTACTTTGGCTTAAACCAAAAAAGATAGCAGCCAATGTCATTGAAATCCAAGGAAGAATGTGATAAATAATCGATTTTTTTGCATGTGTGGTTACTGGGTATTTCGTTAAAATCCATACGACTATAGGGAAAAGAATAGGAGCAAAGAACACACTAAAGTAGCATAGAGAAGCTAACAGTTTGTCGGATGAATTTGACATAATGTTTCACCTCCTTGGTTCAAATATTATCTAACAATAATACTAATAACAAATAAAAAGAGGTTTATTAAATGAAAATTTTGAATTTATTAATGAGGAGGACGAATAAATGGATGAATTAATCAAACAAGTAGAACAATGGAGCATTGATAAAGGATTACACAATGGAAACCCTGACAGACAAGCGCTGAAAGTGTGGGAGGAATCAGGAGAAATTGCAAAAGCTATGTCACGTAACCGTATAGAGGAATTAAAAGACGGTATAGGCGACACAGTGGTTACATTAATAATCTTGGCACAACAGCACGGCTGGACATTAGAGGAGTGTTTACAATATGCGTATGACGAGATTAAAGACAGAACAGGCGAAACAAGAAACGGAACATTCATCAAATCCGACGACTTGTAGTAAAGATATACTACAAATTGTTAAAGACATATTAAACAAGGAGTGATCAAATGAAAACGGTAGAGACAAATTTTATTATTGAGGTTAACGAAGGGATATATTTGAGAATTAATCGTTCAGAGGGTAGTTGTACTTTCACAGAAGATCCAAACCGTGCTAGTGCCTTTCTTGTAGGAGAAGATCCTACTGCTGAAAAATATGCCGAAAAATGTGGTGGCGAGATAAAACGTTTTACAGCAACTTATGAGGTGGAGTGATCATATGAAATATTTAAGAGTGGTATTACACACGCTGGTAACGATTCTGATTTATGAGGGTGCAAAGGCATTGATGAGTAAAAGGTTAGGTGACGAGTAATGTATATAGCGTTAATTATAATACTGTCACTGTTATCAATAGTACTGCTGATACACAATACAATACTACAAAAGAGAAATGAGTTACTTCACTACTCATTAAGTGTGCTTGTTGGTCATATATTTGATGAGAATGGAGAAGGGTACGTTAAGAAGTTGATGAAGTAGGAGGACGGATATGAATATCAAAAAGAAAAAATATACAAAAGATGACGGATTAGTAGATAAAGCGAATTTTGGTGACACAGAAACGGGCGAAATGGATATTGAAAAGTTTTTAAACAGATTCAAAAAAGGGGACGATAATATGATTAAAAAAGCTATAGAGAAACCAAGGGAAGTAGAATATATTGAGTTTAATGGATATGAGAATTTTGAAGAAGTATGTGAATTTGTTGGTTGTCGCTATACAGGAATATCGCTACAGATTAATAGATATGGTAAAGAAGTAATAGACATTCCTGGCAAGGGGAAAGTTCCAGTTGGTTCTATTTTCTACAGATATTTAGATCCTGAATTTGCACATCTCGAAAACCACGACACCGGAGATTATATCTATGATGTGATGTCAAAAGACAAATTCTTTTGTATATATGGGTAGGAGGTAACGCATGAAGTTAGGCAAAGCAGAAATACCTAAGCTAGAGGAGTTGGATTGATATATGGATAACATATTTAAATTAGATGGTACAAAGAAAGATGATATTAACGTAAAGTATCAAATATATGAACTGAAGTCGCAACTACCAATTATTATTGAGATAGCTAAGATGAAATCAGCCTATCAACGTGAAAGGCTTACGGCTTTAAGGAAAGAAGGTTTTAAAGAAGAACAGGCTTTGGAAATTATAAAGGCAGAACATACACCTTTTGATCAATAAATTTATGGAGGTAATAAATGTATACGCCAAATGACATACGAGAAATGTTTAAAGATTACAAATGGATGACTAATGAATTAGAGGGGGCAATGCTAATAAAAGCGGATAGCACATCGATAGCTCAATACGGCGAGGAATCTGGTCAACCTAAGCCCCAAGGATTAACTACAGACAAGATTTGTAACATAATATTGCAAAAAGAAAAGCAAGATAAGAAGTTAATTAAATGGGCAAGTAAGGTTAAGTTCATCGATGATTGTGAAGATTTATTCACAAAAGATTTAGATATATTTATTTATCGTAAGTTAAAACAAAATTATTCGCATACAATGATTGGAGTAATAAGTGGTAAAGATAAAACGACCATCAGTAATAGGGTGACTAAGATTGTTGAAGTTATGAGTAATGCGTCAAAATCGTCGAATTCGTCAAATTCGTCAAAATAGAAGTTTTTGTAATGATATTATTATATTCATTATAATAACCGTATAGGTTATGTTCTCAAGTGAATGCTATATAACTAAGGCGTTCGGGTTTCCCCTTTCCCCGAGCGCTTTTCCTTGTATATTGATGTGGCATATAAATGTGACATGAGTATATAACTCAAATAAAATAACAAAACATAATCACTAGACACTGTTAACCGCAGTGTCTTTTTATTATGAGGTGAACTATGGAATTAAATAAGTATCAATCCTTAAAGCAACCAACAGACTACAATAAACATCTACTGTCATTAGTATCTGTGGTAGGACAGTTAGTAGACAACGATGACAACGACACAGTGACTATGTTACTAGGTGATGCGCTAGAACATATTACATGTATGGCATCGCTTAATAATGTAACGCTAGATACAGTGGCAGGACTTAATGTGAATACGTATCAACCTGACTTACACAAGGTTATTAATAAAGGTGATGCAGTTACTTTCAACAAAGACAAGTACATTGTGCATGACATCATTGGTAATCAAGTATTGATTGCGAATCAAACTAAAGATATTGTGGTCGACATCAAAGACATAGGAAGGTGATTGGATGGCAGTAATGAGACGATGCAATCATCCTACCTGCAATACACTTATATCTTTTAATCAGTCATACTGTGATAAGCATAAACCATATATAAATGATAAATATAATGATGTAAGGAGACGGAATGACCCTGAATACTTACGTTTCTATAAGTCTAGGCAGTGGCAGAGAATGCGTGAAATTGTATTGATGGAGAATGATTATATTTGTAGATCATGTGGACGACAAGCACAAATGGTTGACCATATTATCCCGACGAAAGTTGATTGGTCGAAACGGCTGGAAAAAGAAAATTTACAGCCATTGTGTTACAAATGTCACAATCAAAAAACGAAAAGAGAGCAAAAGGAAGTCCCCCACATCAAAGAACGGGGGTAGTGAGGAAAGCGACGAAGAACGAGGCGCACTCTCCTTCTCAAAGATTTCCCTTAATTTTTAATATCAGGTACTAAAACATAATGGAGGTGCTAAAAATGGCAGGTAGACCTCGAAAACTTCTGCATAATTCGAAGAAGAATTACACTAAAGAAGAGATAGTTGAAAAAGAACGCCAAGAAGCGCAATTAAACAAATTTTCAAAAATAGATTCGCATCCACCAGACTTTTTAGATGATATCGCGAAAGAAGAATACCTAAGAATATTGCCATACATGCAAGAATTGCCTATATCAAACTTGGATAAAGCACAACTCTCACAATATTGCAGTTTTTACAGTGATTTTGTAAGAGCAAGTCTGCATTTGGAGGCAACAGGTGGCGTTGTTATTGAAGGAGCGAATGGAGAATCTAAAGTAAATCCTGCTTTTACTGCTAAAGAGAAAGCGGGTACTCGAATGCAACAAGTGGCTAACACGCTAGGATTAACAATCGATAGCCGATTACGCATCGTCGTCCCTGAAGAGAAAGAAGATAATGATCCGTTCAAAGAGTTTGTGAGTGACGATTGATGTTAGATTACACAACAATTTACGCTCAAAGAGTAGTCAAAGGTGAGATTCTTGTAAGTAAGAAGAATTTTAAAGTGGCTGAACGTCATTTGAATGATTTAAAACATCCACCTGAAGGTTGTTACTGGGATGTGGATAAAGCAAATAAGGCGATCAAATTCATCGAGATGTTACCTGACCCTAAAACGAATGAACCTATGCCTTTAATGCTCTTTCAGAAGTTTATCGTAGGGAGTATTTACGGTTGGCGTCGTGATGGTGGCTTTAGGCGGTTTACTAAGTGTTATGTAAGTATGGCACGTAAACAAGGTAAATCGCTAGTGGTATCAGGCATGTCACTGAATGAACTGTTATTTGGTCAATATCCTAAATATAACCGACAAATATATGTATCATCATCAACTTACAAGCAAGCACAAACAATATTCAAAATGGCTAGTCAACAAATTAAGATGTTACGTTCAAAAAGTGACTATATCCGCAAGTCAACAGATGTACGCAAAACAGATTTAGCACACATTGACTCAACTAGTGTATTTGAGCCGCTTTCTAACAATCCGGATGCAGTAGATGGTAAAGACCCAACTGTAGCTATATTGGACGAATTGGCAAGCATGCCGGACGATGAAATGTATTCAAGATTTAAAACGGGTATGACGTTGCAGAAGAATCCTCTCACTCTATTAATTTCTACTGCAGGTGACAATTTGAATAGTCAGATGTACCAGGAATATAAATACATCTCTAAAATTTTATCAGGCGAAGTTCAAGCGGATAATTACTTTGTATACTGTGCCGAAATGGATTCAGAAGATGAAGTAAATGACGAGTCACTGTGGATTAAAGCAATGCCGCTTTTAGAGTCTGAGGAACATAGAGACACAATACTGAGAAATATTAAAGCGGATATTCAAGATGAATTAGAAAAAGGTACGTCATTTCATAAGATTTTGATTAAAAACTTTAACCTTTGGCAAGCAAACAAGGAAGATAGCTTAATCAATATTAATGAATGGGAATCAATCGAAGTGAATCGTGATGATTATAGTTTGTACGGCAAAGACGTTTATATCGGTGTCGATTTATCACGACTTGACGACTTAACTTCTGTAGGATTTATATTTCCGACAGATGATGGTGATATGTTAATCGACAGCCATTCGTTTATAGGTTTAAGGACCACGCTCGAACAGAAGTCGAAACGTGACAAGATTAATTATGAGAAATTAATTAATACAGGCGAGGCGGAAGTGACTACATCAGAAAGTGGCATGATTGATTATAAGCGTGTTATTGAGTACATCTTCGACGTTGTGGAAGAGTATCAGTTAAACGTAAAAGCGTTGTGTTATGATCCGTGGAATGCACAATCATTTGTGACCACGCTAGAATCTATGGTGATTGATTGGCCGCTAATTGAAGTTGGGCAAAGTTTCAGAAGCCTTTCACAACCTATTAAGCAATTTCGAGTATGGGTTGCTGAAAAGACGATCAAACATTTTGGTAATAACCTATTAACCATTGCCGTAAATAACGCTGTTTTAATTTACGACGGAGAGGACAACGTTAAGATTAACAAGAAGATGAATCGACAAAAGATTGACCCTATCATCTCTGTCATAACTGCTTTTAGTGAAGCGAGTATGCATGAATTCGAGGTGGATTGGTCATCAATATATGAAAATGAAGAATTCGGATTTTAAAGGAGGTGCGATGATGAAATTAAACAAACTTTTAATACCGTTAAAACTATTGGTTGTTAACATTGTTAGCATCCTTTTTTTATTAGGTTTAATCATAATGAATACCGCAACTTACTTAGCATTTGGAGTTGAGTTAGGACTAGCTAACACAGGCGTTTTCCTAGTGGTTATTGCGTTAATCATTGACAACGAATCACGGGAGAGGAGGTGATTAAGTGGGTATCTTCTTAAGAAACGAAAATAGAGATTTACAGTATAACGAAGATGATCTACAAATGATGGTTCAGACGTTACCTGGTTTTCAGGGTACTAATTTAAGGCAGTATACGCCTATAGATGCCATTAAGCACAGTGACATTTTTACAGCAGTAATGATGATTGCGTCTGATTTAGCACGTATGCCTATTAGATTAAACGTTAACGGCCAGATTGATTATAGCAATAAGATTGTCAATCTACTAAATACAAGACCAAATTCACTGTATAACGGCTATATTTTTAAATTGGTTGTATTTGCCAATGCTTTATTAACATCTCATGGTTACGTTGAAATCACACGTGATAAGTTGGGTAATCCGGTTAGTTTAACTTTTAGAAAAACTTCAGAAGTAGAATTAAAAGCTGACCGAATGGGACGTCCTTATTATTCACATGAACGTACTGATGATAACGGTAAGTTTATTAGGCGAGATATTAAATATGAAGATATGTTAGACATTAAATTTTACTCGTTAGATGGGATTCACGGGCTGTCTTTGTTAGATACTTTAAGTAAAACGATTGATTCTGATAACAATGGTAAGGACTTCTTAAACAACTTCTTGCGTAATGGCACGCATGCAGGCGGAATACTTAAAATGAAAGGCGTCTTAAACGATAAAAAAGCAAGAAACCGTGCGAGAGAGGAATTCCACAAAGCATTCAGCGGTACTAAACAAGCCGGTAAAGTGGTTGTGCTTGACGAATCGATGACATTCGACCAGTTAGAAGTCGACACTGAAGTCTTAAAGTTAATTCGTGAGAATAAATCGTCCACACGTGAGATTGCCGGTGTATTTGGTATACCGTTGCATAAATTTGGTATCGAAACAACGAACATGAGCATTACAGACGCAAACTTGGACTATCTTTCAACTTTGAAACCTTACATTACGTGCGTTTGTGCAGAGTTAAATTTCAAATTCAATGACGAATATACGGATAAAGTCTGTGAATTTAAATTCGATACTACTGAAATACGTGTGGTTGATGAAAAGACACAAGCTGAAATCGATAAAATCAATATCGATTCAGGTAAAACAAACATTGATGAAGTGCGTAAACGTGATGGCTTACCGCCAATCCCTGGTGGCTACGGTAGTATTCATCGTGTTGACCTCAACCACGTGAATATTGCGCTTGTTGATGAGTACCAAATGAATAAGTCACGTGTTACTGATAACAAATTGAAAGGTGGTGAGGAAGATGGCAAAGGAAACGAGAATCGGAAATATCACAGAAGTCCGTTCGAATGATGATAATGAAATGGTCATTGAAGGTTACGCTTTGAAATTCGACACATGGTCGGAAAATTTAGGTGGATTCAAAGAAACAATTTCACGTAGTGCTTTAGAGAACACTGATTTGTCTGATGTGCGTTGTTTAGTAGACCATGTGCCATCGCAAATTATCGGCAGAACGAAATCGGGTACATTGGAGCTTGAAACTGATGATGTTGGTTTGAAATACCGTTGTAAATTACCGAATACAACGTTTGCACGTGACTTATATGAGAATATGCGTGTAGGTAACATTAATCAATGTTCGTTCGGGTTTATGCTAGACGAACAAGGCGATGAAATGCGTTTTGACGAAAAAGAAAACATCTATAAACGTACTTTGAAAGCCATTCGTGAGCTTACAGACGTATCAGTAGTTACTTATCCGGCATACAAGGATACTGATGTTAAACCGGCATTGCGCAGCATCGAGAATATTAAAAACGAAGAACGCAAAAAAGCGTTAGAGTTAAAGCTCAAAAAACATTCTATTACAAATAAGCTTGGTGAAGTTGGACACCATTAACAAATACAACCATTGGACGTGCTTAAAAAGCGACGTCTATTTTTTATGCAAAAATTTAGGAGGAATTCAAATGAATAAAAAGGATATTTTACGTTCCGAAATTTCGGATCTAAAACGTAATGTTGATTTGAAAATCAGATACGCTACACGTGCGTTAAACAATGATGAATTAGAGAAGGCAGAAACTTTGGAGAAAGAAATCGCAGACTTGCGTTCACAAATTCAAGAGAAAGAAGCAGAGTTAAAGAAATTACAAGATAAAGATGATGAACCAGAAAACGCAAATCCACAACCTGTAGTGGTTGAACAAGAGCGTTCTTATCGTCAAGCACCTAACTTGAATGAATTAGGTATTTCAATTCAGGATACTAAAGTGACATCTCAAGAAGTACGTGACTTCACTAATTATTTAGAAACACGCGAAGACATTAAAGGTGGTTCACTTAAAACTGATTCAGGATTTGTAGTTATTCCGGAAGAAATCGTAACTGACATTCTCAAATTAAAAGAGATTGAGTTCAACCTTGATAAATATGTCACTGTTAAGCGTGTAACAAATGGTTCTGGTAAATATCCAGTAGTACGTCAATCAGAGGTCGCAGCGCTTGAAAAGGTAGAAGAATTAGAAGAAAACCCTGAATTAGCGGTTAAGCCATTTTTCCAATTAGCATACGACATCAATACACATCGTGGTTACTTCCGCATTTCTCGTGAAGCAATAGAAGATGCGAAAGTTAACGTGTTACAAGAGTTGAAATTATGGATGGCACGTACGATTGCAGCTACACGAAACAAAGCGATTATTGATGTAATCACTAAAGGTTCAACAGGATCTAAAACAAGCGGTTTTGAATCTGAAGGCGCTAAATTAGAAACTAAAAAAGCAAAATCTTTAGACGACATTAAAGACGCTGTGAACTTAAATGTGAAACCTAACTACGAGCATAATGTAGCGATTGTGTCTCAAACGATGTTTGCGAAATTAGACAAAATGAAAGACAAATTAGGTAACTACTTAATCCAACCTGACGTTAAAGAGAAAACGCAACAACGCTTATTAGGCGCTAAAGTGGAAATCTTACCTGATGAAATGCTCGGTGAAAAAGGCGCTAACAAATTAATCATTGGTAACTTAAAAGACGCTATCGTGTTATTTGACCGTTCGCAATACCAAGCGTCATGGACAGACTACATGCATTTTGGTGAGTGTTTAATGGTTGCAGTACGTCAAGATTGCCGAATCTTAGACCATAAATCAGCTATTGTTATCGAATATGATGATAGCCAACTGCCAGAAGAAGACCATATGGAAACACTATAGAGGTGATTGAAAGTGGCAAAATATAAAGTGAAAACGGCTTATATTGATAAAGAGTTACAAAAGGTGTTAAGAGTGGGCGATGAAGTCGATATGACGGTAAAACGTGCCAACGAAGTTAATAAAAACGGAACGCCACAAAACGGTATTTTAGAACGTATTGATGTTAAGTAGGTGATAGCAGTGAGTGATTTACAGCTATTAAAAAAACATTGCAAAATAGACCATAGTTCAGAAGACGATTTACTGGAAATGTATTACGAATGGGCAAAAGAAGATATAGCGAGTGCGGTGACTGACGATATGGCTTGGTTAGAGAAGCAAAGATTATTTAAAACTGCAGTATACCCACTCACTGCTTATTACTTTGAAAATCGTTTAGCATTTAACGAAAGGAATTTGAGTTATGCACCTCACATGGTATTAAGTGTTGTGCATAAGTTACGGTCAGCGTATGAAATTCAATTCGAATAGATTAAACGAACGGGTCACTTTTTGCCACGATACCAGTAAATCAATCAATGGGCTTCCACAAAAGCCGATTACAGAGGAGTTATATAGTTGCTATGCATGCATTCAGGATGCTAAAGAATCAGATATGCAAACAAGTCTAACCACAAGTTCACAATTGATTAAAACAATCATCATACGTGATCCAAGAGGAGACTATAAACCTAACAATAAGCATTATGTAATACATGAAGGTGATAAATACCAAATTAAATACGTCAAAAAAGACTATGAAGATAAGTCTTATGTGCGTGTTTATTGCGAGGTGGTTTTCTAATGGGTGCGAAGATTAAAAAAAACAATATAGAACAAAGTTTGGTTAGAAAGCAAATAGAATTCAAAGCGTTACAGAATCGTGTATTAAAAGCTGGCGCAATGGCGCTTACACCTTTATTGAAACGTAATACGCCTGTCAGTGAGAACAAAAGACATGCTAAGGATAATATAGCAGTCTCGAATATTAGAACTGACCGTGATTCAAGTGAAAAGTATGTCCTTATTGGATATACAAAAGGCTATTCACACCGGATACATGCAACGGAATTCGGCACTATGTATCAACGTCCACAATTGTGGATTACTAAAACAGAGAAGAGCGGTAGTAAGCTAGTATATAAGGCAATGCTAACCGCTATGAGAAGGGTGATGAAATGAATGTAACAGATGTGATTTACAAGCAACTCATCGCCGACAAACGTATTACGGTTGAGGATAACGTATTTAAATATGTGGTTCCTGAGAATTTTCACGAATCAACAAATCAACCAATCGTAAGGATTACCCCGTTACCGTATAACCCTGATGAGTATGCGGATAATGAGGAATTCGCAAGAGAATTCGATTTCCAAATTGATATTTGGTGGTCATCTGACGAACCACATGAGCAAGCAGAAGCAATTGTGGAGAATCTAAAACAATTAAATTTTAAATCATATTACAGAGAACCGATGTACGAAGTTGAGACTCTAACTTTTAGAGAAATCATACGTGCGTCAGGTTCTCTATTATTTTAGGAGGATTATAAATGGAAAAATTAAAGTTGAATTTGCAGCACTTTGCAGAAACTAAAGGTGTTTCGGGCATTGCCATCGGTGTTACTAATTTCTACTGGGCGCCGATTAAAACAGATGACGGAGAAAAATTTGAAGTAGAAAGTGGACACCGTACACGATTTTTAAAAGAAATCGAAGTTGACCGTCCACAAGAAGTTGAAGAAGAATATGGTGACAACATGGTAGCTGCGACAGCAGTATCGAATGGTAAGTTATCCGTTAAAACAACATTTGTATCAATTCCTGCAGAACAAAAGGCATTCTTAGCAGGTGCCAAAAAAGGTAAAAACGGTTTTAAATATGGTGCCAATGACATTCCGCCAGATGTAGCTGTTGTATTTGAACGTACAAACCACGATGGTTCATCTGAATGGGTAGGCTTATTCAAAGGTAAATTCACGCGCCCTAATTTATCAGGACAAACGAAACAAGATAAAGTTGAATTCCAAAACGACGAAGTAGAAGGTTCGTTCGTAGACCGTTTATACGATGAGTCATCACATGTAACTGGCTTCGACAAAAAAGGCGCTAATGCAGGACGTGATTATGTATTTACTGAAACTTTCGGTAAAACTTTTGACGAGTTCATTGAAGATCTTGACCAAGAATTCAAGATGGAAGAGGATAAAAAAACGATGCCGGGAAAGACGAGTGAGGAAGAGGTAACGCGTGTATCTCTTTCTAAAGAATCTACTACGATTAAGCAAGGACAGACAGAACAGTTAGTGGCAACAACTGAGCCAATTGGACAACCAGTAACGTATGAAGTCACTGAAGGTGATGAATATATTAGTGTAAGTCCTGAAGGATTAGTGACTGCAAATAAAGTCGGTAGAGGTGTTGTAACCGCTACTTCTGGCGACCAATCAGACACAATTAATGTAGAAGTAACAAGTAATTTCGAAATGTAATTTAAGAGGGGTAATTAACCCCTCTTTTATTTTTGCGCAAAAATAAAAAAATGAAAGTAGGAATTTAAAAATGGCAAGAACTTCAATCGAACTAATTACAGGTTATACAAAGGCGGGTAAGCCACAGACTAAAAAGTATTTAGCTAAACCGAGTTTGTCACTATTTGACACTATTCAAGGTTCAAAATTATCAACACGCTTAACTAAAGTATTCAAACAACCAGACTTTGAAGAATTATCACAAGAAGAATTCGAGAATTTAAGTGAAACTGAACAAAAAGAGTACCAAGCTAAGATTGAAGAATACCAAGAACAAGTAGCTCAGCAATTTGATGTACTAGATGAGGTAACGACATTTGTTGCTGAAGGATTCGATAATCAATTTACATCTGAAGAATTACAAAAAGGTATTCCAGCAGGATCAGAGGGACTGAACACTTTAGTAACAGTGCTAGAAAAACTTATCGCAGGAGATGTGGACGACACAAAAAAGTTCGTGACCGAGCAGAAGAAATAAAGCCTGAGGACTTAACTCCTGAAGGCAGATACAACAACTACATGAAAGTTGCGAAGCAATTGATTGATGAAGGTATGGACCCTGAAAAAGTGGCGAACATGCCGATTCATTTCTTTTTAGAGATTGTTAATTCGAGAGTCGAACACAAAAAGAAAGCGACAAGCTTTGCACAAGTGTTCGGTTAATTTTTGAAGAAAGGAGGAAACTAAATGGCAAATCCTATAGGTAATATGGTCATAAAGGTTGATTTAGACGGTTCGGGCTTTAATCGTGGTATTACTGGTTTAAATCGACAAATGCGCATGGTTTCTCGTGAAATGAGCGCAAACCTTTCTAAATTTGGTCGTTATGATCAATCACTTGAGAAGTCGAAAGTGAAAGTCGATGGATTAACTAAACGTCAACAAATTCAAGCTCAAAAGGTCAGAGAATTGAAAAATAATTATGACCAATTATCGAAAGAAACAGGAGAGAATAGCGCTAAAACACAAGCGGCTGCTGCTAAATACAATCAAGCATACGCAGAGTTAAATAAATATGAACAAGAGTTGAATCAAGCAACGGCTGAAATGAAAGCTTTGGAGCGTCAACAACAGGTTTTAAACACGACTATGGGTAAGATTGGTAACAAGTTTAGTGAGTTGGGACCGCGCTTGCAAGAAATTGGCAGTAAAATGCAGTCAGTTGGTCGTAACATGAGCATGTATGTAAGTGCGCCAATTGTTGCCGGGTTTGGTGCAGCAGTTAAAAAGAGTATAGACTTTGACGATTCAATGCGTAAAGTTAAAGCCACATCGGGTGCTACGGGTAATGAGTTTCAACAGTTACGTGACAAAGCGCTTGAAATGGGTGCTAAAACTAAATTTAGTGCTAGTGAATCCGCCGACGCTCTTAATTACATGGCGCTTGCCGGTTGGGATACTAAAGACATGCTAGGCGGTATTGATGGCGTCATGCAACTTGCTGCTGCATCAGGCGAAGATTTAGGACAAGTAAGTGATATTGTAACGGATAGTTTAACTGCTTTTGGAATGAAAGCTAAAGATAGCGGACACTTTGCCGATGTCTTAGCACAAACAAGTTCTAAAGCTAACACTGATGTACGTGGCTTAGGTGAGGCGTTTAAATATGTAGCACCAGTTGCTGGGGCGTTAGGATACACTGTGGAAGATACATCTATAGCAATTGGTTTGATGTCTAATGCAGGTATTAAAGGCGAAAAGGCCGGGACTGCGCTACGTACAATGTTTACTAACTTATCAAAGCCCACAGGTGATATGAAAAAGAAAATGGATGAGTTGGGTATATCTATTACTGATAGCAATGGAAACATGTTGCCTATGCGTGATGTTATGGATCAGTTACGTGGTAAATTTAAAGGTTTGTCAAAAGAACAACAAGCAAGTGCTGCTGCTACAATATTTGGTAAAGAGGCTATGAGTGGTGCATTAGCAATTATTAATGCATCTGATGAAGATTATCAAAAGTTAACTAAATCTATTGATGGTTCCAAAGGTGCAGCCAAGCGAATGTCAGATGAAATGGAAGGCGGAATCGGTGGTTCAATTCGCCAGATGAAATCGGCCATTGAATCCCTAGCAATTAGTATTGGCGATGTTATGGCCCCATACATTAAAAAGTTAGCAGAATGGCTCTCTCATGCTGCAAATAAATTAAATGAAATGCCTAAAGGTACTCAAAAAATAGTTGTTGGTCTAGGTTTACTAGCAGCTGCAATAGGCCCATTACTTGTAACATTAGGCGTAATGGTGTCTACAATAGGGAGTGCAATGACTGTTATAGGGCCTTTGATGACGAGCATTAAAACGTTAAGCGTTATTACTAAAGGTTGGGCATTGGCTACTGGTTTTTTAAACACTATTTTAGGTGTAGCGAGAGGGCAAATCGCATTACAAACAGTCTTAACTGGTAAATATTCTTTAGTGACTAAAACTGCTGCACTTGTAACACGTGGTTTAGGTTTAGCAATACGATTTATGACTGGTCCAATAGGACTCGTAATCACTGCAGTAGGATTATTGGTTGCCGCAATCATTCATTTGTGGAGAAACAACGAGACTTTCCGAAATAATGTCATAAAATTATGGAATGGTATTAAAAATGCACTATCAGTGATTTGGAATAGCATTAAATCATTTGGTATTGCCGTATGGAATGGCTTGAAAAATGGTGTGATGTTTATCATTCAAAATTGGTGGATGTTAATGAAAGCCTACTTCAATATGTGGAAGGTTGTAATTACTACAATTTTTAATGCCATAAAAAATACGGTAATAGGCGTTTGGAAAGTTATTAAATCCAGTGTGCTATTTATTGTGAACGCTTTAAAAACTGGCGTGACAACTATATTTAACTCTTTATTATTAGTACTTCGAAAAATCTTGTCTTTATATAAACAAGCGTTTTTAAAGGTTTGGAATGCTATCAAGTTTGTGGTCACCACAATTGCTAAATCCATAGCGAATACAGTTAGGAATAACTGGAATAATATTAAAAATATCACAATATTCATATTTAAATCTGTCAAATCGTTCATAACAAATATTTGGAGTTCTATTAAATCTACAATATATAGATTTGCAAATAGTGCGTATCAATTAGTGAAAAAGATTTGGAATTTTCTCAGTCGTTCTACACGCAATATCTTTTCAAATTTAAGAGCATGGATTACTAATACTTGGTCGAAAATTAAAAATAGTGTCACTCGTTTTGCTCGTCTGTTATGGGACGGTGTGCGCAATACATGGAATAATTTAAGTACTGGCACACGTAATATTTTCAATAGAGTTAAAACTACTATTGTAAATATATGGAATTCAATTAAACGTTCAGTCACAGGAATAGCTAGTGCATTGTGGCGTTCAGTCCGTAATACGTTTAATAACATGAAAAACGGGCTTGCTAATATTATTGGTAAAATTAAAGCTCATATCGGCGGAATGGTTAGCGCCATTAAGAAAGGTTTAAATGGACTTATCAAAGGGCTTAACTGGGTAGGTTCAAAATTAAGCTTGCCTAAAATACCGACACTGTCTACAGGAACACAAAAAATTAACCGCCATATTACCACTACATCAGACGGCCGTTTAAAACAAGGGACAATGGCAGTTGTGGGAGATAAAGGACCTGGTAACGGCAGAGGTATTGATGGTCGTCGTGAATTAATTCAATACCCTAACGGACGCACTGCTTTAACACCTTCGAAAGATACCACAACATTCTTACCTAAAGGGTCGCGTGTTATTAGTGGTAGCATGAGACAACAAATGTTATCCACTGGGACATTACCTAGATTCAATGGTGGTTCATGGTTTGGTAAAGCTAGTAATTGACTCTCTAAAAAAGCAAGTTTCATCGGAGGAAAAATCAAAGGTGTAGGTAAATGGTTGTCTGGTAAAATCGGCGACGTCATGGATTATATGGACAATCCAGGTAAATTATTAGATAAGTTATTAGGTGGATTAGGAATCAATTTCAATAGCCTTACAAAAGGCATGGGCATTGTAGGAGATATTACAAAAGCTGCGTGGAAAAATATCAAAAAAGCTGCAATCAAATGGATTGAAGACGGTTTTTCTGAATCAGGGGATGGCGGCGTTTTAGATATGAGCAAGTTACGTTATCTATACGGGCGTACAGCCGCGTATACACGTGAAACAGGTCGCCCATTCCACGAAGGTTTAGACTTTGATTATATCTACGAACCATTACCTTCCACTATTGATGGTACAGCTAAAGTCATGCCATTTATGGATGGTGGATATGGTAATTGGGTAAAAATTGTCAAAGGTGCTTTAGAGGTAATTTACGCCCACTTATCGAAACATAAACTTAAAACAGGGCAAAAAGTAAGAGTTGGACAAACTGTTGGTATATCAGGTAACTCCGGATTTAGTACAGGCCCGCATTTGCACTATGAAATGAGACGTAATGGACGTCATTTCAATCCATTGCCTTGGCTTAAGAAAAATAATGGTAGCGGAAAAGGCAAAGGTGGTTGGGCTGGTAATATTAGACGTGCAGCTAGCCGAATGAAAGTTAGAGTATCAAACAGTGATGTACAAGACATATTAAAACTTATACAAACTGAATCAGGAGGACGCGAAAGTATTATTCAACAGATTGTTGATATTAATACAGGGGCCAATCGTGCAAGAGGATTATTACAATATACACCTGGAACATTTGCCGGTTATAGAGTTAAAGGTGCCGGTAATATAATGAGTGGAATGCATCAGTTGCTTGCATTCTTCAATAATAGCAATTGGCGTCGAGATTTATCAGCTTGGAAAAGCAGAATGGCACGCGGTATTACAGGCTGGGGGCCTTCAGGTTCGAGAAGATTTGCAACTGGCGGACTTGTCCATAATGGTTTATATCATTTAGGCGAAGACGGTTACCCTGAATGGATTATCCCTACAGACCCTAGCCGTGCAGATGACGCTGCTAAATTACTTGCATTGGCTAGTAATGATATAAGTAAGAATAAACGTCCTAAACACTTTAGTAATAATAGTGTAGGTAGCAACGGCGATAGTAATTTAGAGAAAAAGTTAGACACTATGATTGGTTTATTAATTAAGCTTGTTGGATCTAACGAAGAAATTGCAAATAAAGATTACGAACCAGTAATCGATAACTTTGGTTTAGGTGATTTTATTAATAAAACCGTAGATAAAAGAGAACGTGACACATCACGTAAACAAAGATTTAATGCGGGAGGTGTATTTGCTTAATGAACGATACAATAATAGTCAATGATAAGACACTTCCGTGGTTATTTATTGAAAGAGGGTTTAAAATACCCTCTTTTAATTTTGAGGTGAAAACTGAAGAAGTGCCCGGTAGAAGTGGTTCAGTTTATCAAGGGCGAGAGTTGAAACAATACGAATTTGAATTACCAATGATCATCCATAATGACTATTTATCACACAGTGGTATAAAGTCACATGATGACATATTGAATGAGTTGGTTAAATTCTTTAACTACGACAATCAAGTTAAACTTCAATTTAAATCAAAACAATGGTACTGGAACGCATATTTTGAAGGGCCAATCGAATTACTGAGTAAGACTGAAAACAACATTAACATCTTCAATATAAAAGTCGTTTTAACTGACCCTTACAAGTATTCGACTAAAGGCAGTAAGAATACCGCAATTAGTGATTCAGTAAGTGTGGTTAATACAGGTACGGCAGACACACCAATATTAGTTGAAGCAAGAGCGTTAAAAAATTCCAATTATTTTATGATTACTAAAAAAGATGAAGATTACTTTATGATTGGTGATGATGATGTTGACAAAAAGGTTAAAGATTATTCTCCTTTAATCTTAGGTGATGAGTTACGTACATTGAGTGGTTGGAATAAGCAATCTTCTAATAATATTAATGATAACTACACTGGGGGTACTGTTGGGGGTACTTTTAGTCAATCCTCAAGTAAAGAAAGTGTTTATTTAAACACTGACAGTATTAATGGCGAGGGTTGGCAAGGAGCAATGTATAAACGTAGCTTTAGTAAGCAAATCAACAATTTCAGTGCTACATTTAAAATTGCAGTGAATCAAAAACGTAAGGGCGCAAATCGAACAACACAATATTTGTATGATACAGATGGTCGTGTGATTGCATCGATTGGATATACTAATCCTAATGCCCATCAAGCAATAGGACGCATAATTATTTGCTTATACAATCAGAGTGGCGAACCTAAAAAGATTTACGACTATAAAAATAATCCTACGATTTATGGTATGGATGAATTTGTTGTATATATGCGCTTAACACGTATTGGCAAGGAATTCACGATTAAGACTTGGAAGTATAGAGAAATACCTTATCCGTTACGTAAGATTGCGTTTGATACACATGAAATTACATTTACTGATAAAGGCGACTTTTATAATCGACCAATAAGTGCAGTTTCTATTTATTCTGCCAAAAATGGAACGAATAACTTTATGCCAGTGTATTTATTAGGTAGTTACATTCATGAATTATTGGAAAAACCAACTGGAGAAAACGATATGATCATAAAAAGTGGTGATGATATTGTGGTGGATATGACGAATAATGTGGTGATGGTAAATGACGAGCCATTCACTCACGAAAAAACATTTGGAAGTGATTACTTTAACGTTGATTCGGGTCATACTGAATTGCTGATCCAACCGCCTAATACGTTTGATACGACAGTAAAATGGCAAGATAGGTGGTATTAATATGCTACATGTATTGGATTTTGAAGGGAATATTATAGACTTCATTAGTAAAAATGATAAAGCACTCATTGAGGTTAAGCATGAGCGTAATATTAAAGAGTATACAGAAATTCTAGATATTACGATGCTAGCGAGTAGGGCAGTTAAGTTTAAAGAACGAAACAGAGTAATTTTCTTAGATAGTCGCAATGAACCACGTGAATTTATTATCAATCGTATAGAACAAGACAGCACAAGTAAATATTCATTAATCGAATGTAATGCATCATACTTAGAAGACATCGCAACAGCCGCACCATATCCACCACAGAAACTAGAAAAAATGACAACGACTCAAGCCCTTAGAGATGTATTAAAAGATACAGGTTGGAAAGTAAGTGACGATACTGAATATAACGGTACGCGTACAACGTCATGGACAAGCTATCAATCAAGATTTGATGTGCTTAAACAACTGACGACCACATACAAAATGGTTATAGATTTCCACATTGATTTGGATAGTCGTAAAGTTAAATCACGATACGTAAGTTTGAAAGAACCAAAACCTTTATTTAAAGGGAAAGAAATTGTGCGTGGCAAAGATTTATTGGGATTAAAGCGTACAGTAGATGTATCTGAAGTACGTACTGCACTGATTTGTTTGGGCCCTGAAAAAGAAAATGGCGAACGTATTAAGTTAATTGTGCAAGACGATGAAGCACAAAAACAATTTGGATTACCCACACGTTATATTTGGGATATATACGAACCTGAATCTGAAGATGAGAATATGACTGAACAACGCTTACGCACATTGGGTACAACTCAACTTAATAAAGTGAAAAGTGCTGCAGTAAGTTATGAAGTGACATCGTTAGATATTAAAAAAGCGTATCCGCATGAAATCATCCGTTTAGGCGATATCGTGCGTGTGAAAGACAGAGACTTTAACCCTGCATTATATGTTGAGGGTGAAGTTATATCTGAAACATATAATCCACTAACAAACGTTAGTGTGTATTCATTTGGAAATTATGTTGAATATAAAGAATCTGATTTACGTGCAGAATTTACTAAAAAGCTTGATGCAATACGTCAAAAGTTAAATGATGGATTAACCAATGTTAATACTATCGTTGCTGATGTAGTTGAGGGTAAGCTTGAATATTTTGAACGCAAGATATTAAAGGGGAGTGAACCGCCTGAAAACCCAGTTAACGATATGTTGTGGCTAGACACAAGCAATCCTGACGTGGCAGTATTACGACGTTATTGGGAGGAGCAATGGATTAATGCGACGGCAGAAAGTGCCGAAGATATTGGTGCTATTACTCGTGAAAAAGCACTATATAGCGAGTTAACTAATACTTTCGTTAACCTATCCATTCAACATAGTAAATTGTTGAACGAAATGCACGTTGTCATCAACAGTGAGTATTTAGTGGACTTTGATTTAAAAGAAGAATTAAATACCAAACTTGATGCAACAGTCTCTATTTTTAATAACATCAAAAGTAATCTTGAAAGCATGACTGATGAAACTGCTAGTATAGGTAAGTTAATCGATACCCAAACGTTATTTTTAAATTATCGAACGGCAATGCAGAATCTATACAATGTGATTGAACGTGCGAAAGTAGCGATTGATGAACGATTTAAATTACTTCAATCACAGTATACAGATGAAAAATTTAAAGAAGCGTTGAATAATGTAGCAGATAAACTTGGTTTAACAGTAAATGAAGATAATCAACTTATTGGCGAAATCGATGTTTCAAAACAAATTGATGAATCTGTACGTGAAATGACCAATCAAATGTTGAGGGATTATGTCACTTCTTCACAATATCAAAGTGATCAACAAGGGATTATTGAAAGATTAGAGAGTTCTGATTCAGAAAGAAAACAATTAGCTGACAGAATATCAGATACTGTTACTAAATCAGAGTATGAAAATGATGTAGCGCAAAAATTATCTACTACAAAAGCTGAAGTGTTAATTGAGGCAGGGCAGACATCAAATAGCGTATCTAAACAAGTGTTTAGTGCAAAAAGTAAGACACTGGAAAGATATACGTCGGAATTTATTAATAACGTATCTGACGGTATGACATTTAGATATGATGAGAATGGTAACATTCAATCTCATTCTATAGGTCCTCAAGGGATTAAAATCAAAGGGGATAAGCTAGACATACAGTTAAACAAAGAATTCAACCTTCTTGTGAGTGACGTAGCTAAAAAAGCGGATGAGACAAATATTATCAATAAAATTAATTTGTCTCGTGAAGGATTAGACATCAATGTAAATAATATCGGCTTACGCGGTGGTGATTCTGTCAATTACCTTGAGATTAAAAATAATAGCGTATTGTCACGTGGTAGATTCACGCGTACATGGGCTAACAATACTGATACTGCTAATTTAACGTTAGGTATCAGAAATGGTTATCTATTAGTATCTAACGAAGACAACGGCTACAACCTTTATATGACTGAAAAAGGTTTATCCACAATGATGAATGCTGCAAGTGGTGAAACTGCAGGTACTCTAGAATTCCATTATCAAGGTTATAACGAGAATTCACGTGGTGTGCGCCTACATTCCACATATGGAGCGGTTGCTTTAGAATCAGATCAGTCGCGTATATACACTGTAGCAAACTTAACTAACAACATTGAATCAAGACAATACGGTGTATACATCAGACCATTTAAAGACACACGTGCCGGTTTGAATGAGTTTTATTTCTATGTTAAAGATAACGACAGTTCTAGCGATACTGACGGGGCTATATTATACGGAAATATTTCAGACCCTCAAGGACAACATGGAGCGGGTATTCGCTTTAGTAAGTCTCGTACTGAAAATATAGTATATGCCACTAATGAAAAAGGTGATATTGGTTCAGGTGACTTTTATGCTAGTAATTTATACGGAACTTTAAGAGCTAAGTCTACTAATCAATATGCCTTGGTTGCTTATGATGGAGAATTTAGAGTCACAGACAAAAATGGTGCGTCGGGAAGCAGTATAAACTATAGACCAGTTCGTACAAATGAGCTTAAAACTACTCACAGTTATGCATTCTCTAATCATAGCGGTGCTGATGTGTATTTTGGCGTTGGTATGAATGAAATGAGAATTACTGATAATAACTTTTATAACGGTGGTAGAACAAGTTATAAACCGGTTAGAGCATTAGACTTTATTAAATCGTCAAGAGCAGAATATAAAGAAGAAATCAAACTTTGGGACTATGATGCATTATCGGTAATCACAAATGATTTATTACTCTATTCATATAAATATAAGGATGACAATAGAGGATTAATGCAACACGGTCCAGTTATTGGTGATGGCTACAAAACACCGACAGAATTTATATTTGGTGATGGTATCAATACTAATGAAATGGTGTCATGGGCATTACGTGCAATACAACAATTAAATGAAAAATTGGAGGCATTAAAAAATGAACGAACAAGTTAATCCGCAATTGGTTATTGATAACCTAGCAACTTCAAATTCAGAATTACAAAAAGAAAACGCAATTTTGCGGGCATTAATTACACAATTACAAAACAAGGATAATGAAACGTCTGATGATGAATAATCGTTAGGCGTTTTTATTATAAATAATTTTATTGGAGGAATTAGAAATGGAAAACAAAGTAACAGAATTTTATTTAGTAGAAGTGGACAAAAGAGGAGAAGAAAGCTGCTTAATGCAAAACTATTCAAACAGTTTTGTGCGTGGTGCTTCGCCTGCTAATGCATATAAGTTTACTGATGAAGAACAAGTCAAACAGGTATGCGCAATGCAGAATATGTTAGCTGGCATTTTTAACAATGGAACAAAAACATATTATGTGAAACAAGATATTACACGTAGTTCTTTTGATGAAAAAGGAGAACCCTATACTCAGGAGGAAAATAAAAAGTTAGAGTTCGAATAAAGTAGGTGAATTGATTTGGAGTCTTATCAAAGAGAGACAGAACGTAGACTTTCTCGTTTAGAAGAAAATGATGATAAAATTTTTGACTCCTTAGATGAAATCAAGAATACACAGCATAGTCAAAATCTTATCAACCAAAAAATGGATTTTACTTTAGATTCTATTAATAGAGAAAGAGAAATTGATAAAGAAAATAAAGAAACAAATAAAAAGAATATACGGGAAATGAAAATGTATGTAATTGGCTTGGTGGGGACTATTGTAGGTTCATTAATCATCGCAATTTTGCGTACATTTTTTGGGATTTAAGGAGGTGATTGGCATGTTATTTGGATACAGTTTCTGGTCATGTTTCTGGTTTGGCAAATGTAAATAAGGTTAAAAGTCGGCACTTCGGTGTCGGCTTTTTAATTTAAGGAGATGAATTAAATGAATATAAATTGGAAATTACGGTTTCAAAACAAAGCGGTGCTTACTGGTTTGGTAGGTGCTGTTTTATTGTTTGTAAAACAAGTCACAGAGTTATTCGGATTTGATTTATCTGTTCAATTAGAACAAATCAGTGGTATTATAGGTGCAATCTTAACATTACTAGCAGGATTAGGCGTTATCACTGATCCTACTTCTAAAGGTGTATCTGATTCAGGTATTGTACAGACTTACCAACAACCACGTGACAGTACCAATCCTGATGAATTTGTGGAATGGCAAGGGGTTAATTCAGAGATGACGCCTGATAAATCAGAAAAGGAACTTGTTACATTCGACACATCTTTACCGTTTACAGATGATAGCCATAACGTTAAGTACGATGTGAATGAATATGAAAGTGAGGTTAATAGTCATGACAGCGAAACTCACTAAGCAAGAATTTGTTAATTGGCTTAAACAATCTGAAGGCAAACAGTACGACATGGACGGGTGGTATGGATTCCAATGTTTCGACTATGCCAATGCAGGGTGGCAACAATTATTTGGTTATAATTTAAGTGGTGCTGGTGCCAAAGATATCCCGTTTGTTAATAACTTCACTGGTAAAGCAAAAATCATTCAAAACACACCAGAATTTATTGCAGAACCGGGAGACATGGTAGTATTTAACAATAAATACGGCGGCGGTTACGGACACGTTGCATGGGTTATTAATGCTGATATTAATAACATTACTGTACTAGAACAAAACTGGTTAGGTGGCGGTTGGACTAATGGACCTGAGCAAGGTGGTACTGGTTGGGAGAAGGTAACGAAACGCACACACAGTTACGACTTCCCAATGTGGTTTATTCGTCCTAATTACAAACAGGAAGACGTAACTGTTAAATCTTCGCAATCTGCGACAGTTGGGAATAAAAAGTCGACAGTTAAGCAAACGGCTAAACCAGTTAAACTACAAATTGTAAAAGATGTAGTGCAGGGGTATAAGTTACCTCAACGTGGTTATAAACCTAAAGGAATAGTTATTCATAATGATGCAGGAAGTAAATATGCGACAGCTGAATCTTATCGTAATGGTTTAGTAAAAGCACCATTATCACGATTAGAAGCAGGTATTGCCCACAGTTATGTGAGCGGTTCAACTGTATGGCAAGCATTAGATGAATCGCAAGTTGGTTGGCATACAGCTAACCAAACAGGAAACAAAGATTATTACGGTATTGAAGTATGTCAATCCATGGGCGCTGACAATGCGACATTCCTTAAAAACGAGCAAGCCACATTTCAAGAATGCGCAAGACTTCTTAAAAAATGGGGGTTGCCAGCTAATCGTAACACGATAAGATTACATCATGAATTTAAGAATACAGAATGTCCACACAGATCGTTTCTTTTACATGCAGGAATTAACACCCGAGAAGATAAGATTACAGATAATGCTATTTTAAAAGTAAAAGACTACTTTATTAAACAGATTCGTGCGTTTATGAATGGTGATATTCCAGTCGCGACTGTATCTAACAAATCATCTGCATCTAGTAATACGGTTAAGCCTATTGCGAGTGTTTGGAAACGTAATAGTTATGGTACGTATTATATGGCAGAGAAAGCGCGTTTTATCAACGGCAATCAACCTATTACCGTGAGACTACAAGGGCCATTTACAACTTGTCCAATAGGTTATCAATTTCAATCAGGAGGCTATTGTGACTATGATGAAGTGATGTTACAAGATGGTCATGTGTGGATTGGTTATGATTGGCAAGGTCAACGTTATTATTTACCAATACGTACGTGGAACGGTGTAGCTCCACCTAATCATGGTGTAGGCCCTTTGTGGGGACAAATAAAATAAATTGTGCTAATATAATGTTAGGATACGTTACATTTACTCCTCATATATTAGTTAGGTTACTTTCTCTAGACGGTCTTAATTGACCGTCTTCTCTTTTGGTACAAAAGTATATTGAATGTCTAATATTTATTATGAGACATACTGGAAAGTTTATGTTATTTTAATTACAGGCATTCACTCAATGTCTGTATTTACTTTCCTTTACTATTTGGTATATATTAACTGGCGGTCTTAATTGACCGTCTTTTTTGCTTATGATAATATATCCTTACAACCTTTCAATTTCAGTTTTAAAAACCTAATTTTTGTATTGTAAAATTCAGGCTAGCCGAAATGGTTAGCCTGTTTATTGTGTGAAGATGTAAGTATATGCAAATATAGACAATCTATCATTTAGCGTCGCCCGTTCATTTTAAAGGGTGCGTAATTTGTAAAGTAGATGTTTTTTATGGCAAAAGTAAAAACAGTATGCTATTTTAATAATAGAACAGTATCATTATGTTCTACTATTATTTTCATCTTATCTATTTTAGACGGTCTTAGTTGACCGTCTTTTTTATTTGTAGTATCATTAAGCTACCTCAAATATTTGGAGTATTAAGTGTTCGATTTGTTTTAGACCTATGTTACAGGCTAACCGTAATGGTTGGCCTCTTTTTTTATGATAATATACATATATACATGCTAAAAATAATAATCGTAATCGTTACATTTTCTAACCACCTATGCATGTCACTGGGTGGTTTTTAATTTATATAAATTCAGTTAACTAAAAGTAACTATACTTAACTAAAAGCAAAAAAATTAGTCGTATCTATTGATTCTAACTTCAAAAGGTATTATAGTTGAATACGAAGAAAGTCAACTCTCTATGCCGTTCTTTCTTCCTAACTTGTTACTGTCTGTAGTTAGCTCATCAGGTAACTAATAATATAGTTATATACAATCAGGAGTGAATTGTAT